GTACGCGGTCTGCCCGTCCGGCACCGCCAGGTTCAGCACCCCGGAACCCATGATCTTGGACCCGTCGCGCCAGATCTTGTCGATCCGGCCCACGTTCACCGCCACGGTGTGCGGCTCACCCCCGTGGCTGTCCTCCTTGTTCCAGCGCAGCGGGACCGGCAGGTCCGCCCACGTGAGCGCGTCCGGGGCGAACTCCCGGCCGTCCCCAGTGACGATCCCCTCCACCGCCAGCGGCCCGGTCCAGGGAGCGGTGGATCCGTCCTCCGCAGCGGGTCCCAGTTCCGCCCCGTAGACGTTCTGCGCCGCGTAGTCCATGGACTCCGGAGGCATGTCGCCGCTGTCCATCTGGTCCACCGCCTGCGCCGCTTCCTCGGGCGTGGCGTAGCAGCCGCACAGGCTGTCATCCATGGTGTTGACGACCGCGACCGGGGTGTCCCCCGAGCACTCGGGCCGGTCCTGGGTCACTTCGTAGGCCATGCTCACTCCCTTGTCCACGGCTGCCGAAGCGGTCGCACCAGCCGGCTGGTTCCACACGGTAACGATCGTCCCCCGGCACCGCGATCCGCCCAGGCACCGCCTGTACCCGCCGGACGGGTACGCGGCGAAGGCGGTCGCCAGGCTCGCGTACTCCGTGCCGTCGATGTCCCGGCACGGCTTGCAGGAGTTCCGGTCCAGCACCTCGCTGGCGAAGTACCGGCCTGTTGGAGCGACCGCGAGAACGGTGCGCCTGCCTTCGGCCTGGGCCTGGGTCACGGCCCCGCCCACGGATTCGCGGGGCTGGGCGTCGGTCAGGTCGTCCAGATGCTGCTGGACCCCGGCCGTCACCGCGCCCGGCGCGTTGCCGTGGCCGAACAGGCGCAGCGCCGTGCGCACGGCGCTCTGGACCAGGGACGTGGCCATGAGCCGGGCGGTGACCCGGGCCACCTGGTCCAGCAGGTCCCGGCCCGCTGCAGCGGTGACCGTGTCGGAGGTCAGGGACCAGTCCGGGACCGTGACCCCCTGCGCCTCGGCTTCCTTCTGCTGCGCCTCCGCTGCCTGCTGCGCTGCCTTGAGCAGCGCCGGGGCCAGCACCTCGTACGCGGCCTGTTCGTCCACCGTGACGGAGTCCAGGGCGCTCAGGTCGTCCGCCTTCGCGGCGACGGACACCTGCCCCACGATGTCCGCCTGCTGGGCCTTGAACACCGGCTCCAGATCCTTCAGCACCGCGTCCACGGCCGATTCCCAGGTGGACTGCATCCGCTCGAAGTCGGTGTGAGCGGCCAGCTCTGTGGAGGTGAGGTTACGGCGCAGCGGGGCCGCGGCAGCGGTCAGCGCACCGGACAGCGGGATGTCCGTGTAGTCGGAGCCGAAGGCGACCCGGACCCGGTCGAACTCCACCGGGCCCAGCCTCTTCTGGAGTTCCTTGGCCAGGGACAGGTCCGAGGTGTACGCCATACGGATATGGGGCGCAAACGGACTGTGTGGTTCCGGGAACTGGCTCAGGTCCAGAGCCGATCCGATCAGTTCCCGTACCGTCTCCAGCTTCGATCCGGTCTCGCCCCGGGTCTCTGACGGAACATCCCCGACCGTCAGCACCCAGCACGGGTCTTCACCGTTGCCGTTCCAGTGGCTGACGCCGAAGACGTTCCCGGTCACCGTGGTCGGCCCAGCCTCGGTCATCGCGTCCATGACCCGGTTAGTCACCGCTACCCGGGCGTCCTGGGCGAACGCGGCCATGTCACAGCCCAGGAAGAACAACGTCACGTGCAGATCAGCAGCGGTCTCGCCCCCGGCCAACTTGAGCCGCTTGGCGTCCGCCTCGGTCGGCATGAGCGCGATCACCCCGCAGCCCAGGTGCTCCCCGTCCGCCAGCCCCACCGTGCGGTGGCCGTGCGCGTGCTGCACGTGCCGGCCCCGGAGGTGGAACGGGAGCGGCGTCACAGGGTCACGCTCCGGGTGATCCTGTGACCGGACACATCCTTGTGCGGAGCCCGGTCACCGACCCGGAACCGGCCGAACGCGTCCAGGGTGCATTCGTACAGCCCCGGCGTCCCGGGGTAGGCCATGGACTTCAGGGACAGCGCGCCCTGGGTGAACGGGCAGGAGTACGTGTGCTGGTCGCACGCGGCCGGGTGCAGCAGCTCCCACCCGGCCATCCCGAACCGGACCGCGTGCACAGCACGAGCCTGCCGGATGAGCCGCTCTGCGCGAGCTTGCGCAGCCAGCCCCACGTCGGGCACCGGGGCCGCTTCGTTCCCGTTGGGCGGTCCGGTAACGGGCACGGGAACCGGTGCGGCTTCCGGTGCTGGCTCCGGCGCCGGGGACGCGGCCACGGAAGGAGTCTCCAGCGTTGCCCCGGTCAGTTCCCGCAGCGCGGTCAGGGCCGCGTCCGGGAGCGTACGCAGGACCAGCTTCAGTGCCTGGTCCAGCAGGTCCGCACCGGTCGGCTTGTCCGCTTCGTCGAACCCGGTCTCCCGGCGCAGTGCGTCGCCGGACAGTTCCTGCCGGTCGTACAGCAGCACCGCGTCGTCGCTGCGGTCCGGGCGCATGGTCAGCTCGGACATGTCGTACCAGACCACGAACCGGCCCGTGTCCTGCTCCCCGCCCGCTGCCAGGCGGGGCTGGAGGTAGGCCGTGGTGACCGCGTTCGCGATGAGTTCGGCGTCCGGGGCGATCGTCGTCTTCAGCGCGCCCTCTTCGATCTGCCAGGCACCCCAGTGGTTCACGTCACCCATGCCGAGCAGCACTTCGGCCGGGATGTTCACCTGGGTGGCCAGCCGCTTGATCGCACTGTCCCGCTTTTCGATGATCTTCTCGTCGATTTTGAGCGTGAAGTCCAGGTGCGAATCCGCGACCGTCTTGATCCACTCACCGGGCATCTGCATCAGCAGCGGGATCACAGCGGACGCCGTGCCCGGCTCCGCGATCGCCAGCCGCGCCAGCTCCACGATCTCCGCCATGATCGGGTTGGGCATGTCGGCGAACTCCTCCCGTACGGGGAAGTCCACCTCGTTGGGCAGGAACCAGATACCGGCGGAGGCCAGGCGGCTCAGGTACTGCGCCAGGATGTGCCGGTTGACCAGCTCCAGTTCCCGCATCGTCGCCCGCGCGGAACGGGAGCTGGAGTCCGCCAGGTGGTACCAGCGCTTGTGCGGGCGCCACACCCGGAACACGTGGCCCCCGACCACGTCGCGCCACTGGTCGGAGTTGGGCGCGTTCTCGTCCTTGACCTGCCACTGCTTGTGCCGGGCCTGGACTTCGTCCACCGACCGCACCGACCAGCGCTCCGCGCCCTGCCGGGTCTCCCCGACCAGGTACCCCTCACCCGGCACCGCGAGCTGCACCGCCAGGCTGGCCATGAGGGCGGTCTGCCCGGCCACTCCGCCGGCGAGCTTGTTCATCACGTCCACGGCCGGGTGGTTGTCGTCCAGCCGCACCGGTTCGTCCTGGCCGGGCACCAGCTCGGCCGCGTACAGGCGGACGCGGGACAGCATCGCGGACAGCCAGGACACCGCGTAGTTGAACTCGCCCAGGGTGTCGTAGTACCGCCAGACCTCCTGCTGCCACGTCTCGGTGGTACGCAGCAGATCGGAGCGCGGGGCGTCCACCTCCACCGCGGCCGATGTCAGCGCCTGCGGGGCGTGCGCCCGCTGGTACGCGGCTGTGATCTCCGCACGCGGGAGCTGGGGGGTACGTCCCAGACCGAACGTCCACCACGGCATGAGGCGCCTCCCGAATCGCTGCGACGGTCTCACTGTAGCCAGCGAAGCGGAGGCGGACAGCCCGAGACCCCCGGGACTTGGGGATCTCCGGGGGTCTCTCAGGGGGTTTCAGCCACCCTAGTTAAGCATAATCGTGCTGAGCCATCAAGGCCCCGAGCGCCCACGAACCGAGCCACATCAGGACCGGCACGGGCAGTCCGGCAATGAGCCACGTCCCGCCCGTCACACCGGCCGACAGCCAGCCGCTGGTGCACCACGGGCAGCTCATCAGCTCGGAGAAGAACAGCGGGATCCACGGGGTGCGGTCGTTCCACCGCTGCCGCTCCCCGCCCAGGTCCGACCAGTCCCAGGACACCTTCGAGCCCGGGGTGAGCAGCGCTCCCCGCAGCTCGTTCGTCTCCGCCAGCGTCAGCGGTCGCCACCCGCCCACGACCCGGTCACGGAGCCACAGCACGGGCGGGAAGTCCAGGTCCACGACCAGCTTGGTCAGGATGAAGGTGGCCAGCGACATGACCGCCAACAGGAACCAGGGGTTGTTCATGCGTCCTCCGTCGTCTCACTTCGTTCGGTCAGTTCCCGCATGGGGACCGGGGCGCGGTGGCGCCCACGGCGGTACAGGGGCTGCTTGGCGTACCCGAGCAGCCAGCCCCAGCGCTTGCCCTTGTTCTGCTCCAGCCAGCGGGACGCGGCGTAGTAGACGGTGCCGAAGACCAGCACCAGCCCCGCTTCCACCGACTGTTCGTCCAGGTGCAGTCCCCACCGCGCGGCAGCCGCGCAGATGAAGCCGACCAGGTACGGGATGAAGGTCCGCCACAGGGACAGGAGCAGGGTGTATCGCGCGTCGCTCACGTGCGTCTCTTTCCGTCGTTCATGCACGTGAGCGTACCGGTTTAACGAACCCGCACCCCGCCGATGTTCTGCTGCGCGGCCTGCGCCCCGGACGACCCCCGGCCGGACCCGGTGAGGTGCGCGAGTTTCAGTTGCCAGGTGGTCCAGACCATGGCGTCCAGACGGTCAGGGGACCAGCCGATTTCCGGGTGCCAGGTCGAAAGCTGCTGCTCCAGCTCGGGGAACACCCCCGCGTGGTGCCAGCGCCCCTGTGCGGTCAGTGCGCTGACCGGCTCCGCCCGGACCCTCTTCCCGCGTGTCGCGTTCATCTGCCGTATCGGGATATCCACCCCGAGCGCGTCGGCTGCTGTCCGGATCACGGACACGGCCATGGCAGCTCCGTAGTTGATCTCCACCGCGATGTCGTCCGCTTCCCAGTCGATCGCCGCCTGGACCGCACGCCGGCCCCATCCGTCCGGGGGCAGGTGGCAGGTGCGGTCATCGAGCACGTATCCGTGCGCCTGGGGCCGTCCTCCGTTGCCCGGCAGTACGAGACCTGACTTGCCCGCCACGACGATGCCCTGTTCGCCACGGCCTCCGGACGGGTCCACACCGACGGTGATCTTCACCAAGTCGGGGACCGCGTCAGGCCGTACCCGCGCCGCGTCGATCATGTCCCGCGTCCACAGGGCATTCTCATCCTCAGCGATCAGCTCCCCGTACAGTTCCTGGCGCCCGAGCTGGGTTCCCGCGTACGTCTCTTCCAGCGCTGCCTTGATGTCGGCAGAGATGTGGGGGTTGTCCCGGTAGCTGGCGTGCGTCAGCGCGACGTTCGCGATCGACCGGTTGTGCAGGCGCTCGATCAGCGGCCGGGGCTTGGGTGTGGTGGACGCCACCCAGTGTGGCCGGGGCCCGGTCCGCAGACCGAACCGCATGTGGTCCCAGCACTCGTCAAGCTGGCGCCACGCGGCCAATTCTTCTAGCCACGCACAGCAACGATTGCCACCGGAGCGTAGTCGTTCCACGTCATCGGGGGTGTGAGCACCGAACAATTTGGCCTCTGAGCCGTTCGGCCACTTCACTGACAGCCCTCCGGCCCCGTTCACCAGGCGAGCGGTCGGGTCGTGCACGCGCAGTCCCGAGGGGCCGTTGACACAAGAGGTGACCGCGTCACCAAGGGTGGGCCCGATGATCCCGATCCAGTGCGGGATGGGGCCGGGCAGGCACGGCGGTCCCTTGACGTGGTCGGCGATGTACGCCGCGCACGCGTCCGTCTTCCCCGCCATTCTGCCGGCCAGCAGCAGCCACCCGTACCAGTCCCCCGGGGGCGGGACCTGGTGGGGCAGCGGGGTCCACTTCGGGGACGCGAACCGCGCGGCGAGGGCTGCTGCTGCTGCACGCCCCACGGCTGCGCGGTCGGTCTCGGTCATGGGTTGAGTGTGCCCGACTCAACGACGACGCTGCGCCCGGCGCCGGGCCACGGGCTGCGGCCCGGCGTCCCCGTACCCCGGCGTACCCGAGCTGTTGCGGCCATGATGGTTCCAGGTCCAGGTCCGTTCCGGCAGGTGCACGATCGTGGCGCCGGCAGCCACACAGCCCAGGGTAAAGGCCCAGTCCTCTCCGCCCCGCTCCCACCCGGGCGGGTTGGAGAATCCCACCAGCCGGGCCAACCCGGTACGTACCAGGATCGTGACCGGGACCTGGTGCGGGTCCGCGTCGTCCCACGGACGGCCGAAGAACATCGGGAACGGATCGGAGCCACCGACCACCCGGAACCAGGGGTACACGTAGTCCGCCCCCGTCTCGCTCGCGCAGGCCATCAGGGCTTCGATGTGGTCCGGGTCCATGGTGTCGTCACTGTCCAGGAACGCGGTCCACTCGGTCTCCACCTCCGCCATCCCGTGGTTGCGGGTGACCGCGGCGCCCGCGGCGTGCACGTCCCGGGCCAGCACCAGTTCCGTGGGGTACGTCTGCGCCCGCACCGAGGCCGCGGCCCGCTCCAGCATCCCGTTGCGCTCCCGGGCCGCGTGGAAGGGAATGACCGCGGTCACCCCGGGGCGCAGGGTCATCGCGGCGTCCCCCGCCACATGATCTCGTTGTCCCCCTGGATCGTCAGATCCAGGGTGGTCCACGGACGGATGCCGTAGTCCGCGTGCGCGGCCTTGAGACCGTCGAAGTAGTGGAAAGACTCCAGCACCCAGAAGCTGACGTGCGTCGGGTCCGCGTACGCGTGCCAGCCGGTAGCCGCGTTGGGTACCCGCACCGTGAACACGCCCCCGGGCCGGAGCACCCGGTGCGCCTCGTTCATGACGAAGAGCCGGGGTTCAGCGGCCGGGATGTGCTCCATCACGTGACTGGCCAGGATCCCGTGCACCGACCCGCCGTCCGCCGGCCAGGGACCGTCCTGAGCACGCCGCTTCCAGCCCTCGGTGCCGTGCACCGGGTCCAGGTTGGTCCATCCGGGCGGGGCCAGCGTTCCTCCGCCGATCTCGATGTTCAATGCCGCTCACTTCCTTCGTAGCTCAGCCACGGGTTCGCGAAGTGCGTCCCGGGCAGCGGGGCCGGACGCAGGACAGAGGAGCGCAGCGCCACCGGCTGCGATACCTGGTCCTGGAACGTGAACCGGTCGATCAGGTCCGACCAGTCGTTGCCCAGGTCGAACACCCGGTCGTCATCGTGGCGCCGGGTTATCACCCCCGTGGCCCACAGCCCCCAGTGGTCCGGGTGGCCCAGCTCCCGGGCGTCCTTCACCTGCGGGCCGAAGTCCTCCCCCGCGTACTTGGCCAGCTTCGCCGACTCCTCCGCCTCGGTGAAGACGCAGTCCCGCCACGGGTGCACGAACTGGGCGACCGGGTCGGAGACGGACGTGCACGCCAGAGCCCCGGACACGAAGTCCGGGGAGGTGACGCGGAAGGACGCGTCCAGCCACACGGACGACGACGCGTCGGTGTACTCCCACGGGAACAGCTTCGGGGCCTTCGCCGCCCGGTTGGGGTGCACGCCCGGCCGGGGCAGGTGGACCACGCGCCAGCCCAGGGAGCTGCCCCGAAGCGACGCGTCGTCGGTGACCAGCACCCAGTCCACGTCCAGCCCCGCCTGGGGTATCACCGGCTTGAGCGTGTCGTACGCCCCGTACAGCGCCTGGACCACAGCCGCGTCGGGGCGGGTCACCGGTACCACCCGATTGTGTCGTCGAGCCGCTGCCAGTCCATGACCGGACGCCAGTCGAGGCGGCCCCATCCCTCACCCTTGGCCACGACCGTGGTCGCTTCCTCGCCCGTGCGCATCGGCAGGTACTCCACCCCGGCGCTGCTCCCGGTGATCCCGAGGACGATGTCCGCCACTTCGTTGACCGTGACCGCCTCGCCCGTCCCCGCGTCGAACACGGCGTCGTCCCCGTGCCCGGCCGCGTCCACCAGCATCCGGCCCACGTCGTCGGCATGGACCAGGTCCACGGTCTGGGTGCCGTCGCCCCACACCGGGATCGGGAGCCCCTGCCACGCGGCGCGGGCGAACGTGGGGACGATCTTCTGCGGGTGACCGGGGCCGTGCGCCTGGCCGGGACCGTAGGCGTTGAAGGCCCGCACGTGGCTCACCGGCACGCCGAACGCCCGGTGCCAGTTCGTGGCCAGGCTCTGCGCGCACACCTTCGTGGCCGTGTACACGCTCGGGAACACCGGGGGCATGGTGATACCGACGTAGCCGGCGCCGTTGGCCCTGCACCACTCCAGCACCCGCAGCGTGCCCTTGATGTTCACCTCAACGGCCCACTCCGGGTTGTCGAACAGCTCGGCCGTACCCAGCACCCCGGCCAGGTGGATGACCGTGTCGGCCCCGGACAGGGCTGCCAGGTCCCCGAGAACATCGTTCCCGTCGGCCCGGTCGAACGACCACACGTCGTTGCCCGCGTTCTCCGCGGCCGTGATCGTGGCCCTGCCGATGAACCCCGACCCGCCAGAAACAGCTATTCTCATCCGTTCTGCACCTTGTCTTTTCCGTACTTCCGGGTAGCTGCACCGCGAACGTCGCCGGAGTCGTACCTCCGGTGACACGTTCGGCAAAGCTCCAGCCAGTCCGCTAGGTCCCTTCGGTATTCGTGGCTCTTATTGGCCCATTCGGTGGTCTTCGGTTCCTGGCAATGCTCGCAAACGCCCGCCTTATCCCGGTGCCGGGCCACCCATCGGTGAAGTTCCTTGTAAGAGATCTCTTCCTTGAGGGCGACCCCTTTGTTCCAGGGAGTCTCACCGGGCTTGAAACTGGTCGGGTTCTCCTTCACGACGTTGTACTTCAACCCGCTCGGTCTCACCCGGTACTTGTACTTACACTCTTTCGAACAGTAACGTCCCCTACCCTGCTTTGCTCGGCTGGGGGTTACTTGGAACTGCATCCCACAAGGGCAAGTAACGTCAATTGGCATGCGCCCAGTATAGCCGATTAAACCGGCTCCCGCTCTCGTTGGTCACCACGCCGGACGCCCCCACTTTTCCACGAACCGGGCCATGTCCTTGCCCGCCTGTTCGGTCAGGTCCGGGCGCGCCACGGTGTACCCGTTGGGGTGCAGGTGCTGGTGCTCCACGCCGGGGACGACCACGGTCCCGCCGGACTGCCGAGCACGCCAGTCAAGATCGTTGTCCCCGGCCCACCACGCCAGTTCCTCATCCGCCCGTAGGCCTGCTTCCCCGCGCAGGGCGAAGCACCAGCCGGTGATTCGGATCGGGTTCGGGTGCCTCATCAGGCCTTCCGCAGACCGGAGGCCCGGGAACGCGAGCTGCGCCCCGTCGTACTTCCGCAGCCCTGCGGTAAGGGTTGCGACGGAGCCGGGCGCCATGACCGTGTCATCGTTGACCACCAGAACGTTCCAGCGGTCCTGCCACAGCTCTCCGTCGCGCTCCATCCGGCGCCGGACCGTCTCCAGCCCGATGTTCCACCAACGGGAAATGTTCGGGACGGGGTTGCGGTCCCGGATCACGTACGCGTCCCGGAGATCCGTGCCGTTGTAGCCTCCGTTCGCCACAGCGATGATCCCGTCCACCTGGTCCCGGAGCGCGGCCACACAGTCGTGCAGGCACGGGCGCCCCTCGGTGGGGATCACCGCGTACGTGGGGGTGGTGCCGGTCATCAGAACCGCCACCACCCGTCGTACCCAGTCGGGGGCGTCGGGTACGCGTGCAGCATCGGACGCAGGATCGCGAGGTGCTGCGCCTGGACATCGGGGTCTTCGGCACCCCAGTACCCGGAGCCGTCCCATCGGCCCTCTGTGGTGCCGCCGTAGCTGCTGTCCAGGTTGTTGCTGAGCATGGCTTCCGGACTGGACAGGTCAGGTGCTTCGTGTCTCCACTGCGCCCGCAGACCCAAACGGCCCAGACACGCCCGGGTTACGCCGTCCTTGCGCCGGTACCAGACGGCCCGGCAACTGCCGGACAGCCAGTAGACGCCGTCGCGTTCGGTCGCGTCCAAGGCCACAGTGGTGAGATCGATAGCGAATGGCTTGCGGCTGATGAGCATTCGGTCTTCGCGGATCACAGCGTGGCCCCCTCGGCTTCGGCGATGCGGAGCAGCGAGGCATAGTCGTCCGCCTGCTGCTGGATCAGGCGGACCCGGCGCGCGGTGAATCCGGCCCGGGGCGTGGTGGCGGACAAGGAACGGCCCTCCTGGCGCAGGCGCTCGGCCCGCTCCGCCAACTGGGCGTGGCGCAGGCGGAGTTCGGCGATCGTGAGGGGGTTCATGACGTCCCCGATTCCGGGGCCCAGTGGTCGATCGCCTGCGGGTTGCTCTTCCCCGCGATCGAGAGCGTGACCGAACACACAGCCGGATCGAACCTCGGGATGCGGATCGTGTCCGTCAGCGTGGCCGCGAACCGGTCCACGTGACCGTCGAACTCCTGGAAGCTCATCCGCTCCGGGTCGATGCCCAGTGCGTCATAGAGCACCTTGCGCGCGTCGTCCATACTTCCTCCGTCATCGGTCACTGTGTCCCGACCAGTTTACCTTATTCAGCGGACAGAAGCCTCTCCTGCGCGGCGCCCAAAGCCTTCATCCGCTGCGCCGGTTCCAGCTCCAGCGCGTCCAGGGCCGCGGTCAGCGCGTCCGCCACCAGACCGCCTTCCATGTCCAGCCTGCGCCCCAGCGCCTCCATCACGCCCGCGTCCACCGCGGCCTTCGCCATGCGACCGGCCACCATACGTTCCTGGCGCGACTCCTTCAGCCACGGGCGCATGGTCGCCGGCGGGATCAGCGGGTCCCCCCCGTCCGCCACGTGCCGGGCAAGAGCGGCCTCCAGCACCAGGTCCATGTACGCGGCCCGGCCCATGGACGCGGTGACCAGCTTCAGCAGCGCCTCAGTGGGGCCGATGCCCTCGATCTTCGCCAGTTCCATGGCCTGCCTCCACGCGTCCTCGTTCTGGGGCCACAGTCCCCCGTGCACCTCACACTGACCGTAGCCGAAATGCCCGGTTCCCTTGCCCGCAGGGAGATGGCACATGCGACCGCCCCGGGTCCGCATCGGACACCGGGGCGAGTCGTACAATCGCTTCGTTACCACAAGGTCACAGCCTCGCGCCTGCGTTATCGGGCCTCGAAATGGCACGGGACCGGGTCGCTGCTGCCGACCGTGACCGGCGACGCGTCGTCCAGCCGGGTGCTGGGCTTCAGCCGGTCCAGGTGCCCGAGCCAGGCGTCCGAATCCGCTGCGGTCTCCGCCAGCTTCGGCCAGTCCACGGACTCCATGAAGTCCCGCTGCGCCTGCGGCACGGTCACCACCGGCTCCCCCAGTTGGTCCAGGCCCATGGCCCGCAGCCACCACGCGTCCACCTGGTTGTCGTCTCCGAACTCCAGTGCCGCGCGCTTGTACGCGGCCATGGTCATGGCGGTCTTGTCGGCGCCCTTCTTTCCGGTGGCGTACGCCTTGAGCGTGGACGGGTTCACCACCGCGCACGGAACTTCGAGGTCCAGCAGGGCCACCCGCACCGCCCCCTGCACCATGTGGATCGCCTTGATCGCAGACCCCTTCAGGCCCGGGGGCGCTTCCTCCATCACGACCAGATCGGGCCGGGTGGCGATGACCGCGCCGCGTACCTCGTTGCGGATCACCACCAGCCGGTAGTCCCGGTCCTTGGCGTTCGTCGCGACCGTCAACGTCCGGCCGTCCGGAAGACAGATCCCGGTGGCGGTCATCGAAAGATCCAGCCCCAGCACGTTCATCGTCATCGCGTTTCCTCCGTCATCAGATCGGTGATCTCCTGCATACCGTCCACCGAAGCGGCCAGCTTGACCAGGTCCAGCGCCCGCTTCGTCAGGTCCCGCGCGTCGTCCGCGTACGGGCCGCTGCCCCGCTCCAGCGCCCTGCCGAAGCTGCGCACCTGGTGCTCCAGCGTCTCGGTGTCCCGGGCCAGGCGGCGGGTCTGACGGGACCGCCAGCGCTCCGCTGCCGTGGCCATGGTTCAGCCCCGTTCCCGTCGCCCGGCCGCGACGCGGTGACCCCAGCGGGCGCCGCGCAGGAACGACTTCGCCAGCCAGCCGATGCGCCGGGCCCGGATGATCCGGGGGTGGTCGGCCGGCAGCGAGGGCGGACCCCAGTCGTCCCGGTTCCAGTCCGCCTCCCGGGCCCAGCGCTGCTCCCACTGTGCGGGTGTCTCGGCCATCGTTCCTCCGTCCTCTCTCGGTTTCGTTAAACCGTACCAGTCACTTGCCCCCGTAGCACTGCTCCCAGTCCGTTCCCGGTGCGGACACGTCCGCCAGGATCGGGACGCCACGGAACTCGAACGTCATCGCGTCCTTGATCACCTCGGTCACCTCGTCCACCCGGTCCACGGGCACGGACAGCACCACCTCATCGTGAACGACGCACCTCAGCATGGACGTGATCTCCGGAAGCCGGTCCACCATGCGCAGCAGCCCCGTGGTCATGATGTCCCGGGCACACCCCTGGCCCATCAGCGCCGGAGCCTGGGTGTACGCGCGCGCCGGGTCGCAGCGCATCTTGCGGCCGAAACCGTTGTCCAGCAGGTGACCGGATTCGGCCTGCTCGCGGACGCGCTCGGTCCAGGCTGCCTTGACCTCGAACCGGCTCATCACCTCGAAAAACCGGGAGACCAGCTCCGGGTCATGACCCTTAGTGATCATGGCCTTCGCGCCCAAGCCGTAATTGTTGCCGTGGTTCAGCGGCTTCACCCCGTCCCGGCTCACGTTCATCATGGCCGCGATCTCGGTGTGCATGTCCCGGCCGATCTCGAACATCTCCATGTACAGCGGGTCCTGGCACAGTCCGGCCACTCCCCGCATGTCCACCTGGGCGAAGTCGGCGGTCAGATGGACCTCGCCTTCGTCGGGGAGGAAGACCGCGCGCTGGACCGCCTTCCCGTCCCGCTTGCCGATGTTCGTGATGGACGGCTTCGTATGGGCCCAGCGCCCCGACGCCTGGTCCTCCCCGATCCCGGCGTGCACCCGGCCGGCGGTAACGAACTTGGAGATCTCCGCGTACTTGGCGGTGGCCCCGGTCACCTCGTTGACCAGCTCACAGATCCTGCGGACCCCGGGAAGATGCCCGTACGCGCGCAGCATGCCGGGGAACCGCTTCATCTCCGCGCCCTTGCCCACGAAGTAGAAACCGTCCCCCAGAGCGTCTGAGGACGTCGCCAGGGCCCCCGTAGCGGTCTTCGGGTAGTGGGGGGCACCTGCGGCCCGGAAGGCGCTCACAAGGGCAGCACGGCCCGCGTCGGACCCCGTGGGGGACAGTCGAGGTTCCTCGAACGTGACCTTGGCCTTACCACGGCCCTTCGTCACGGTCTTGGTCAGGGGCACCCCGTACTCGGCCCCGAGCACCTTCAGCGCCTGCTGGCGGTGCTCTTCCTCGGTCGTGGTGCGCTGCGCGAGAAGGTCTTCGTCCACCCGCCAGCCATTCAGCGTCATCCGGTTCTGGATCGCGGCGATCCGCATCTCGCGCCGGGCGTAGTCGTCCAGTTCGGGCGCCAGCGCCCCGTACACGGCCCGTGAGGCCCGTACGTCGCCCCGGAGGTAGTCCAGATACCTCGGGTCGTCCTGAGGGATCAGGGCGTACCCGAGGGCCGCACGTTCCGGCTCGGTGAGCTTGGCCCCCGTGGCCGGGTCGGTGAGCGGGGCGAACTCCAGCGCCAGCGCCTTCAGGTCGTCGGTTTTCCCCACGACCCCGTACCGCTGGGCGACCGCGTCGAGCGAGTAGTACCCCGACCGCATGCCCTTGGCGGAGGGCGGATCGGCGAGACGGGCGAGAACGATCGTGTCCACGGTCTTGGCCGCAAGCGCGTCGTAGTCCGCCCCGCAGTGCCGGGCCAGCGCCGACAGGTCGAACCGGAGCACGTCATGCCCCACGATCACGGTCGCCCGGTCCAGGAAGTTCAGCAGGGCCGCGGGGTCGGTGGTCACGCCCACGGCCGCGTTGCCGGCAGCGCCGCACAGCCGGACGAACGGGCCGGGGTGTCCGCCCAGGTACAGCCGGTCCGCGGACGCGGTCTCGATGTCAAAGAATCCGATGTCAGCCATCTGTCCGTTTCCTCCGTCTCAGTCCGTGTAGAAGTCGAAAGCGTCAGGTCCGTCACCGGCGTCCGTCACTCTCTGTGACAGAGGCTCCGGTGTGGGCTCCGGAGTGGGCGGTGTGACGAGTGTGGGGAACAGCCCTTCTAGGCCATGCGTGTGGGACTCGACCCCTCCTTGACCATGA